GTTCGCCGTAAGACTGATCAGACAGCGCGCCGTTCTGCGCGAACTCCTGCGAGAAGTAATTAAACCGCTCCTGCGGCACAGCGTCGGTGGGGGGAGGAGTCTGGTTTACCTTTGTAAACTTCGTCTCAAGTTCGCTGTAAGCGCGGGCAAGTTCTTCCGGAGACTGAAACTTCTCAGGAAGCCATTGCGGACGAGCCGCCGGCTGCTGAGCCGCCTGATTTGGAGCCATCTGTCCAGCGGCAAATCCGTCACTAGGACGAGCCGACGGTTCGGAGATGCGAGTGGCTTCGGAGCCGTGGATTTCGATTCGTTCGGTAGACATGCTTTTCCTTATTGCTGTGGCTGCTTAGCGTTCAGCGTAGTGTAGCCCTTGATGCCCTCTTGCATGGCGATTGGGCCAAGAGATTGCATGTATTGCTGCTGAGCCGCCGCTTGCTGTTCCGCTGCGATTTCTTCTTCGGTCTTGATAAGACCGTCCGTCTCGATACCGAGAGCCGCAGCGCGGCGGTTCATGTACTCGCGGATATTGAGTGTTTGCTGGATTGCTTCCGGGCCAAGCATCTGACCGATGCCGGCGAGGTAAAGGTCAAGACGCTGAAGGTCGTTGCCGCGACCAAGCGCTTCAATGCCCGTGACGATCGTGGGGGTAACAAACTTACGGGGGAGCTTCGGAAGCTTACGCATCCGCTCCATCTGCTCCATCATCTTGTTGACGAGGGGCAACTGGAACTCCTGCGAAAGCAGGCTGTAGACGCCACCGAGCTGCCGTTCAATGCTCTGAGTGACAAGGCGAATCTCTTCCGCCGTAACACGCTCCGCGTTGCGAATGGAAGCCTCAGTAAGCATGAAGGCATACGAAAGGCGATCCGTGATCGTCGCCACAGTAGCCTGGGCGACGCTGAAGTCAGCCATCTTGTTGACCTGGAGCACCGTAACGTCGGCCGCGTTGCCCTCTCGAATTGCTCCGTTAGGAGCCTTGGCGAGGACGCTTGGGCGGGTAGTTCCATTCGGGTTGACGAGGAACAAAACCTTGGCCGACGCGGCGGAGCCCTGCACGATGACTTCCATGAGAGCCTCAAGGCTCTTGAGGTCACCGAGGTATTGCTCAACGTAGCCGCGGCCGTAGTCTTCGCCGTCGATGCGGATCATTCGGAGCGCAATGAACGGCGACTTGTTCTCATCCACAACCGCATAGGAGTCCGGGACGATATGGCCCTTGACCTCTTGCCACACCTCAACCTTGTTCTTGTCGATTGAGTGGATACAGGTGTACATATCCACGACGTTCTCATCGAACGCCGACTTCTCAAGGGGAATACCCGGCGGCAGCATTGAAGGTGCCACGGTTTCCTTGATGATGACCTTGCGGACGTAGCCCAAGGGGCAACGCTTAACGACGTATCGATCCAAACGGACGACACGCATAGGTCCACCCTCAACGGGGAAGTATAGGCCGACGTTGCCGGCCACAATCAGGTGCTTGAGGGCTTCAAACACGGCGGGGCGAATTGCCTGCGATTCGATTTCTCGCATGACAATCCGCTCACGCTGGCTCATCGACTTTTCGATCTCAGCCTTGATTTTTGGGTCCACCGACTGCATCTTGCGAAGAGCTGTTTCGTCCACAAGCAACCGAAAGAACGGTGCATTAGGTGGCAGTAGTGAGAGCAGAAGAGCGCTGGAAAGGTTGTTCACCCCCCGAGCGCCTACGGACTGGTACGGCGTTGGAAACCGCTTGTCCGTAGTGGACCCGTCGTCTGGGAGCAGCGGCGGAAGCGTCAGCTTGGAACAATCTCGGCCCCGCTCCAAATAGGGGTTTCGGATCGTTTCGAGCTTTGCGTATTCGCTTGCTGCTGTTCCCTGCATTTTTAGCTCCGTGGAATGGTCAGACTTCGGCGACCACGAGTCCGAGTAGCGTCAATCAAACTATCCATGACGCCACGAGCGCGACCGGGGCGGTACTGCCCGGTTTCCTGGCCCACCGAACCGAGAGCCGGCGGCGGAGGAGCCGGGGGAAGTTCAGGCGGCGGCGGGGGCGCGGGGGGCATCTTTGGACGCATGCACATTTCAAATCTACTCAATTTGATCGTTCTGACGCTTGTACCAAGCAGCCAGCATGTCAACCACAGCCCGTTTACCGGCGTTAAACCAAATCTCTCGGTCTGGGGTATAGATGCTCGGATGCTTGTCGGGAATGATTTCCCGAAGGTAGTCGATAAGATCCTTCGGGACTTCAGGCTGAAACTCAGAATCATCAGCCCTAAATCGACTGCTCCGTATAGTCATCTAAATCTCCCCCCTACGGGCTGCTCTCTGCAACTTACCGAGCGCTTCCTCCGCTGTCCGCATGGCCACCCAACAGCTGATATTGGTCCCGTGCTTGGCGTTGTAGGCTTCCGCCACTTCAACCCAAGTGCGGATATCAGGGTCGTTGTGCGCCGTTGTTAGACCGGACAAAGGCGAGGAAGAGGATGCTGTAGTTGATGATGTCTTCGACCGTGTCTTCGAGTTTTTCGTCGGCAACTTGGAAACTCCCAGTATCGCAGAATGTGCTCAGGCGGCTCATCTTGTCCGTCAACCGGACGAGGAAGCCGCGCTCCGTTGTCGTAATGCCCATAGCCTCACAACGAGTGAAGTTCAGGAACGGGTTCTTCGTGTCGTGTCCGCCGCTGTAATCCGCGTTCTTGCGCTTCATCAACTCATAAGCGCGAGTGCAGATTTCAACATGAAGCGCCAACAGTCGTTCGCGGTTCATCGGCTGATTGTCCTGGGGGCATCCACAGGTGGACCCTGGATTCGGTGAAGTCGTACTCACCGTTTCGTAGGATTCGTGCAACACGGGCTTGGCACAGGGCTTCTTCTTGTTGTAGCCCTGCATCGGCGAAGCAGCCCAGAACCGCCTTCCACAGCTCTTCGATGGGTCGGCCGACTTCTCCGAGGGCACGCTCTGCTGACTTGGGTCCAATTCCGGGGCATCCTGAGTATCCATCTGCTGCATCTCCAGTCAAGGTTTGAAAGAGGTGATTCCAGTCGGCCTGATCCTTAGAAATCTGGACAACACCGAGTTCAGGCTTGTCGGGGTTGTAGATAAGACCGGGGATCGTCTTCAGATCCTTGTCTGCTGAGACAATCACCGTGTCCTTGTTCTTCTTCTTCTTTCCTGTGGACAAAATGCCGAGAATGTCGTCTGCCTCTAAGTTGAAATTAGAGGCGCATTCGTACACGTCGGAAACGTAAGCCTTGGCGTGTGAATACGCAACAGGCTTTCGAGTGTTCTTTCGGTTCGCCTTGTAACTGGGCATGAAAGTTTTGCGCCAGTTAGAAGACCCACTCAAAGCAATGATCACGTCGGAAGCCCCAACGTCGCGCTTGATTTGGTTGATCTCGTTGTCGATCCGCTCCCGCACTTCACCGCCGTCGCTGTGAAGAGTCCAAAGATCATCGCCCCAGTAGAACGGCTGCTCTGCCGCGGACGTGATTTGAAACAGCAGGATGTCACCGTCGATAAGTGCGGTCAGCTTATTCTTCTTCTTCGACATTTTTGCCGGCCCCCTCAATCATCTTCTGCATCATTGTTCCTAGTCCGTGAACCGAATGCATTGACCCCTTCATAAAGAAGGTGTAGTTGTCATCCGTACTTGTCTTGTTGGCGTAACCAGCAAAGACGATTTCATCAAACCGCTTACGCAACTCGTCCAGGAGTTCCTTCGTTGTGAAGTACTCGATTGGCTGCATATTCGATTTTTTTGAGTTCTCTGAGCGACTCAATGCGGCGCCTCCTAGCTTCTGTGTTGGGCTTGAACTGAACGATCTGACACAAGATCGACGCTTGATCCTTCTTCTCTCGAAGATATGGTACGACAATTCGGCACAGGGCCAGGGCTTGAGAACCGCAAACGCGCCAAATGTATTGCGATCTGTTGTTGTTGTGTCCGCCCTTGCTGAGCCGTACTGATCCTCCGTACTTCGACTTGAGCCATTGAAGGATCTTTGGGTATGTGTTTTTGACCTCTACCGTCGGGGTGCTGTTCCAAAGAAAACAGCCCTCGCCATCCAAGTATCCCGCCGTATAGGCAAGATCAATGGGTGTCGGCCCAAGTAGC